TTAGGACGTTATTCGATGTTCTTACTGTCGCCGTGCGCACCGTGCGCCGGCGGGGGGGCTCAAAGAGCAGCCCCTTGGCGGTCCGCGACGACGATGGCCGTCGTTCGGTTGTTCTCGACAAGGCTATGTTGGCAGGGGAAGGCATTACGGATGACCGTCTTCCTCCCTCTGCACTTCTTTTTGTCGAGAACTCCGCCCACTTGAAGATCGCTGACGCGGCTGACAGGAGCTGGTTGTTAACCAGCGCCCTGTATTTTCTTCGGTCGACATGGGACGTCCTCTGTGACGCCGATCCTGTCTTCCGATATTGCCGCGAGAGTGACTTCTTTGGCATCCTGGATGTGCTCCTGCAAGCACCCGACGCAGTGTCGATGGTGAAGTGGCAGAAGTACCTGACTTGCTGGCCTCTGGCGGCGTATCTCCGGCAGGAGGATATGCCCGAGGTACCAGATGGTATCCAGGACGCTTTGGGAGGCTCCAGTCTCCACTTCCCTCTTCGGGGGAAGGCGCGCAAACATTTCCGCAACCTACTCGCGAGCCGGCCTGGTGAGGTCCGGCCGTCTCGGGTGATGTGGGCGGTGTTGCAAGGCGTCAAGCGTGGCACGGTCGAGGTCCCAGAGGACTTCATTGAGATGACCATGGCCAAGCACCAATCAGCTCTCACACAGGCTTTGCCTGAGCTGGGTGCCGAGGACGCCGAGCGATTCCGCCGGAAGTTCCGCTCTATCTGGCGGAGTCACCGAGAGGTTCGCGGAGCAGACGGCAGCATGTGGAACGCGTATGGCGTGAAGCGACGGATGAGGCATTTCGCAGATTTGCCTCCTGACGCTGGTTTCAACGCCTGTCACGAATCCACGCGCAAGGACGGTGGCAGATGTGGGTATGTCCGAGAACGGATCATCGAACACCTCACCGAGGCTGGTCTCCTGGAGCAGGATGCTCTGATCAGGACGACCGAGGTAAGCCCCGGAGTGGTTGTCGAAGAACGTGCGGATGTCCACTTCTTGCCGACCATCACGCGCAAACTAGCGACTCAGCTTGGTCTCAAGGACCTCCGGGCGCTCGGCGGCAGATGTGAAGCCACCGTAGCCGGAATTCTCGAGCCGCTAAAGTGCCGTCTTATTACGAAGGGCCCCGGCCTGGTCTATTGGAGTGCCAGCAGTCTGCAACGTGCGCTCTGGGAGCGTTTGCAGGATCATCGCTGCTTCCGCTTGACCGGCCGGCCCATGGATCAGTCCGATCTGGTAGATCTGGATCGGTGTACCCGACAGCTGAATGTAGACTTCCCGGACTGGGTCTCGGGGGACTACTCAGCGGCAACGGATGGCTTGTCTCAACAGATCAATCGCCTATGCCTCGAGGAGGCTATTGCAGGCGCAGGTCTTGATGAAGATGAAGCCACCATCGCCCGTGCTGTCTTGGGGAACCACCGGATCTCCTACCCGACTGAGTTCGCGGCCACACTCCCGAAAGGGGGCCGAATCGAACAGTCGAACGGACAACTCATGGGTAGTGTTCTTTCCTTTCCAGTCCTTTGTGCCATCAACGTGGCCGGCTACTGGCTCGCACTCGAAGAGTACTTGGGCCGGAGCATTGGACTGCACGAGCTTCCGGTGCTGGTGAACGGTGACGATATCTGTTTCAAGGCTAATGCCGAGTTCTACGAGGTCTGGAAGCGCTGGACCCGCCTAGCGGGTTTCACGCTCAGTCCTGGCAAGAACTACATCAGTCGAAACTTCGTCACCATCAACAGCGAGGGCTACGTTGCCCAGCCGGGATCATATCGCGGACGGAAGGGTCTTGACGTCGTCGACCACCTCTCCAAAGTCGATTTCCTGAACACAGGTCTGCTCTACGCTGGGCAGGCCTTCCGTGAACTGGAGGTTGACTGGAGATCTTCTGACCGCTCTTCGACTCGTGTCGGGCTTAGACCCGAGAATAGGGAGATGCCCTTCACTGCCAAGGTGAACCGTGTGGTGAGCGAAAGCTGTGACCCGCAACGGACACTTCTCCGGGTGCATGAATTTTATCGGCAAGAGATTGCCTTCCATACTCACAGAGGTGAGATCAACATGCACGCCGCGCCCGAACTGGGCGGCCTTGGCATTGTTCTGCCGAATGGCAGCACTACACGGTTTACCCCCTGGCAGCAGAAGACTGCCGGTTACCTCCGCCACAAGTGGAAATCCTTAGACTTCGGGTCGAAGGTGGAGGTGGACGGGGAGACGATGTGGGACTTGAACGCTCCAATGGGCGTCGAGGGCCGGTGCACATATCAAAAGAGCACCAAGCCGGTCCTTGTCCCTCATCACCCGGTACGTCCCGGTCGTGTAGTAGTGCGCGCGAAACTGGAGCCTATGCGTGCGAACGAGGAGCGATGGTCTCTGCCGAGCTCTGGCCTGTTGAACTACCAGGCTGAGCGGAGCAAGGACCGCGGCGAGTGGAAGATTCGCCAGCTCACTCGAGATGAACTTGAACGCTGCAGAGCCTACGACGGTGAAAGAGTTGTATCACCAACCGAATGGCATGACGAGCTGCGGGTTCAGCTGCCCGAGGGGCAGTCTCTTCGACGAACGGATTCGTGCAGTGGAATCACATACACGAGCCCGGACGGAGAGTCCATCTATTATCGCACGCAGCCCATCTTGGTGGGCCCGTGAGGTTGTCGTCTAGGCGACACGGAACCGCGACGATGCTGCAGCTGTAGCCACCCCACTCACTCGAAGCACTGGGTCAAGTCTCCCATACGGATAGGGAGTTCCCATGAGTGCCTCTCAGAGGAGTTACGGGGGTAGCAGCTGTGGTTGAATTGCGCTCTGTGGAGCTAGCAACCAACGGCGAACGCAACATCGGCGGACCGTGACACACGGTCGTGGGGGAGCCGGGGAACCGGC